GTTGCGTTTATTAGAACAAGTTGTTGAGCCAGAACAGGTAGGAGGAGAAGCTCCAGCACCTGAAGGAGAAGAAGTCGTAGATGAGGCTAAGAAGTTTCAATCAATGTATGACAAGAAATCTGCTGATTATGATAAGCTTAATAATGAAATCGAGGAGCTTCGTAAGTATCAACAGTTGGGAAAAGTTTTACAAGACAGACCCGATGTTGTTGAGGCTATGAGAAACACACTTAGTGGTAATACGGCTAGTAAGCAAGAAGAACCAAAGGTTACAGAAGATTCTTTTGACCCTTGGGAAGCTTATTACAAGCCGGGTTCTCCCTCTTATGAGATGAGGGTGCAACAAGAAAAGGCTGTTGCTCAGCAAGCTGTTCAAGAACAGATGGCAGGGTTTCAGCAACAAATGGCAATTAACAACCTAAAGCAAGACCTAGCTAGTAAGCATGGCATTACAGACCCGAATATGGCTGATGATTTTATACAGTTTGCAACGACACCAAGAGAAGAACTTCCTTTGGACTTGTTGGTTGATGTGTACAGAAAGCACAAAGGTGGAGAAAGTAAAGTATCGCCAAACTTAGAAGCTGTTCAAAAAACTAAAACTATTCCAACTACGGCTGGTGTGGTTCAAGGTTCTGCTCCTGAACAACCTAATGAATTAGAGGATGTTTGGAAGGGTGTTATGAGCATTTCGAATAGAAAACAAATATAACAAGGAGCCCTAAATGGCAAATTACAATCAAGGAATTGTGAATGTTGGCGACCCGGGTGCGGCCTCTTCAGGCTTTCACACTCGTAGACTGTTCAATTTCTCAGACCGTGTAGCGGAGTTGGCCCCAGATGAATCACCTTTTTTCGTGTATCTCTCTAAGGTAGCCAAAGTTCCTACGGATGACCCTCAATTCCGATTTTTAGAAGATAGAACCAAGATTTCTATGACAGACAGAAGCTTCGTGCTTGTTGGCTCTCATTCAATTCCTGCGTCTGGTTCTAGCATTACATACACAGTTGAAGAATCAGTAGATAGTGGAACTTCAGTAGACTTTCTAATCAAGGGAATGGTTTTTGCTGTAGGTTACGAAGAGTCTAGTACGGCTGAAACAATCATAGTAAGAATAGAGTCAGCACCTGTAGATAATGGTGCTAGCACCAGCTTTGTTGGTAAGACTATTTCATCTAAAGATGGAGAAACAGAAACAGGTGGAGATAACACTAAATGTCAAGTTATCGGTACATCTTTTGTTGAAGGTTCTGGAGCACCAGATGTATTCTCAGAAGAATTAACAAGTGATTCTGGTTTAACTCAGATATTTAAAACAGCTTGTGAAATGTCTAATACAGCAAGAGCAACTCGCTATCGTGGATACGCAGATGAGTTTCAAAGAATTTGGAATCTTAAATTGCGTGAGCACAAAATAGATATTGAGCGTGCTATGTTGTTTGGACAGCAAGCAACAGTTGGAGGTATTCAGTATACCGAAGGTATCGTAGGTCATATTATTAAAAATGGTACAGCAGTTAGTGGAACAAACAACTTATCATATAGTTCAGGAGCACCTTATTTTAGAAGTGCATCACAATCAGAGCTAACATATGATAGAATCTTATCTGATTTTGAAGTTGTTTATGACCCTGCTCGTGGTGGTTCTGATGCAAAATTAGCCCTTGCTAGTTTACCTGTGATAACATTCTTTAACAAACTTGGAGCTGATGCGTTTTTAAACAAATCTTTAGTAGACGGAACAAGCACAGGTGTTAATGATGTTTCTAACTTAAGATACAACATGCAAAAATCTGTTGGGTCTTTTGGACATACAGTATTGCAAGTTGAAACTATTCATGGAACAATGAATCTAGTTAAAGAACCTCTATTTAGAGGATTTTCTTCTGGTTTCTTATGCATGGTTGATATGGATAATGTATCTTACAGACCATTGGTAGGTAATGGAGTTAATCGTGATACTCAAATCATGACTAATGTTCAGTCTGCTGATGAAGACCTTCGTAAAGATATGATTCTAACAGAGGCTGGATTGGAAGTTTCTCTTCCTGAAAGTCATATGTTAATTCAATTACAAGGAGTTTAATAATGGCTAGAGCAAGTTATTTAGAACAAAATAGTGGTGTAAGTAAATTAAAGCTTAAGGTTGAAAATGTAACTGCGGCTAGAACATTAACAGCTAATGATTCTGGTAAAATCTTTACATTAGACCAAGATGCTTCATTTGACATTACTCTTCCAACTGCGGCTAATGCTGGAGCTGGATGGCATGCTAAGTTTATCTTAACCGATGCTGGTAGTGGAACAGTTAAAGTTATTCCAGATTCATCTGAAGATACTTTAATTGGCATGATTGCATCTGCAGATGGTGCGGCCGCTGAATCAGCAGAGTCTGGAGTTGATGAACTCGTATGGGTTGCTTCAACTGCGGCTCCCGGTGATTGGGCTGAGCTAATGTGCGATGGTAACAACTATTATGTACATGGTCAAGAGCATGACGCTGACCATATGACATTGTCATAAACTGAATAAATAAAGTTAAACAGTAATTAGAACTGTGGGGGTTATCGTATAAAGGGTAGCCCCCGAATCTAAAAAGGAATAATATGAATTGTGTACATTGTAAAACCCCAAACCCTGAAAGATGGTTCTACTGCAGAGCATGTGGTAAGAAAGCATCTGAAGCTATATTTACAACTAACTTATATATGATGAGTGAAGCTGGGAAGAGAAGTGACATAGAATTTTCTGAAGTTAGTATGGATAGTCATATAGACCAGATGAAGAAAGAAAAAACAAAGAAGTTAAACAATGTGTGGAAAGAAAGAGTAAGACAGGCAGGTGTTAATTAATGGAGAATTTTGATGTTCAAATACAAGATTTAGTTGGAACTTTTTCAGATCAAACAGCTATGGATGATTTCATGACTGCTGGTGCTAAAGAAATAATTAATTCTCTTCCAAATGATTTACTATATAAGTGTGCTGATAAATCTACATTAAATAATTCTCCTTCAACTTTATCTAACATGGATACAAAAGGTAAGGTTTTGGGAGTTTTAAGATTAGATGCTGATAGTAGCGGAATACAAAGGCCATGTAGACTTGTTAGTAATTTCAAAAGAGGAAGGATACAAGATAGCTCAGACATGGAGCTAGCAACAGCAACAGACCCTGCATATGTTATATATGATAATACCCTAGAAGTATATCCAACTCCTACTGCAAATCAAACAGCAGAAGTTGAGTTTGTTTCTTTTCCTACAGTAGATGCAAGTAGTGATAGCACGATAGCAAACTTTCCAGATGAGGCTGAGTACTTGGTAGTGTTATATGCTTCTATAAAAGCTTTACAGCGTTTAATGGTGGCAAAGCACAGTAATACTGATATATCAGATGCTTTTACCAAGTTAAACGATGCGTTAGCAGATGGAACAGCTTCGGCTACTACCGCTGTTAGTAAGTTTGAAAATGCAGATAGCGAGTCTGTTTTTGGAGATGAATCTACTTTTCTTACAAATGATTCTCAACTTACAAGGGTTAAGTCTGCTTTAGATGATGCTGAAGATGTTATTAATGGTAATGAGCCTACAGCTACAACAGATGCTTATGGAGCATTAGCAGAAGAAGATGTTGAGATTGTAACATCAGCTTTAAATATCGCTCAAACAGAAATAAGTAGGGCACAGGTTCATCTATCAGAGTGGAATGCAATAGGAGATATGAGAGTAAAAGAAATAAATGCTTACTTGTCTACAGCTCAGGGCCATGCAAGTGAGATACAAGCTAGGTTAAATGTTGATAATACTGAATATTCTTGGTATGAAAAACAACAGTTAAAGCTACAGTCTGATTATGAAAAAGGTTTAGCTAGATTGGTAGGTGCATAATGGCAGTACATTCAATAACTGTAAAAGAATTAATAAGTAGAGTAAGATTGGTTTTTCCAGATGCTCCAGAAACTTATATACTAAATTTAATAAACGATGCTTTAGTTGAGATAGGAACTTATAAAACAAAAGTGCTTCATGCTA